TGGACATATTCAATAAAAAAACCCCTCGACGTAGAAACGTAAGGGGTTAAACCATTTGTCTATGAATTGCTTGAATCAGTACAAATCTAACTTAATATATTGATAAAACAAAAAACTCCTGGCTTTTTACACCAGGAGAAACCAACTATGAAAAACAACGTTACAAATATACCTTTTTATTTAGAGCCGTCTTGGAGCGGTAAATGTTTACTATTGTCCACTTGACGATAGCCTAAATTCCATAGTATTTTAGTTAGCGTAACGCTCTTTTCAATCACTTGCTCCTCCGTGTCTTCAGGGTTGAGTAAGTGAAATATCTCGTGTATGTAAATCTCAAGTTTCTTACGTCCCTTTAAACGAGGATCAATATAGATTACACCGTCGCTTTCAGCTATGCCGTGCGCTTGTTCTCTTCCTAACTTTTTATGAATAATTTTAATTTTCATCTTTCATTTCCAATAAATCGGGTCTTTCTTCAATTATTACGTTAATTTTTTGACCGCCACGAACCTTACCTAACATTCTTTTAATTTCCGCTTCTTGGTTGTATATTTCGGTTAATTTCTTTACTAACCAATTTTCTTGCTCACTTAAACTCATTTTATTCCATGTTTTAGGGTACTTCATATTAATATACTTTATCGTTACTGTTTTCAATAATCTTGCGTAAATATAACGCTAAGTCCAAGGCCTCTTCATAAGCGTATAACATCCATTCTTTATCGCCTAAGTCTTTACGGTCTAAAGTTGTTCCGTATTCTAATTTCCCTTTAGCTTCTCGCTTACGCATATCTTCAATTACCAATGTTAAAATATTTGAATCCATTATTTATCAGTTTTTGTATGAAATTTCCCGCAGGTATTACAACGCATTTGTATCTTAACTAACCCGCTTGCCGATACCCTTTTATTGTTTCTTACTAAATCATCGCTTCCGCATTCAGGGCATGAGGCTCTTTCTCCTCCAAAGATAACTCCATAATGCGTTTTAGCGGGTATATGTAACGATAATTCTTTATGAACTTTCTCTAATAAGATAACGTCCATTTTACAATACTTAATCATTTTATCCATAGCTGCTTTATCCTTATTCAATACGATGTCCTTCCATAAGTCGTAATCGGTATGAATCTTTTGCCCAATACCTAAATATTTAGCTATGTAATTAAGTTTATTTGAATTGAATTTAAACTTTGATCTAGCGACCTTTAAAGTGTCGATGGTTGTATATGTTGGGAACATATCTATTCTATGAAATAAACAACGAGTGCGGACCCAAGCTAAGTCGAATTTATCGCCGTTATGTCCTACTAATTCGTCGGCTTCATTTGCTACTTTGATAAAGTCTTGTAGCATTTTTTTATCATTCTGCTTAGCGTCCCAATGTAAAGCGTGAGTTTCTTTTTCCTCTTCCCATTTGTAACAAATACAAATGATTGCACGTTCCTTAATAATGCTTTCCGTGCTTATGTTTAATTTAAATCCTGCGGTCCAAAAGAAACCGATGTTTGGGCTTACCTCACAATCAAAGTAAAGTCTTTTGCGTTTTGTTTTTAGTTGGTTGTTGTTTGTTGTCATTGTAGTTTTTTTTCATCTTTTCAAGGATGCGTTGTTTATTTTTAAGATACCATTCTCTTTTATATTTTACTTTATCCTTACACCTACCATCTATATATCTACCCATTTTTTCAGGAGTATTGCAAATATGTAAACCTGTTTTTATTGAATGTTTTATATTTTCAGTTATTGTTACATACTCTAAGTTTGAAGGCGCATTATTAAATTTATTACCGTCTATATGATTAATACATAAATCTTTTGGTCTCTCACCTAAAAAATATTTAGCAACCAATGAATGAATAGTATAAGTTTTATTATTCATTTTAATATCTAAATACCCGTAAGAATTTATTTTTTTAGTTAATTCTCGTCCTTTAGCGTGTTTAGAATTAGAATAAACTTTTACTTCGCCTGTTTGATCCTCAATTTCAATAGTATAATACTTAGGTAAAAAAAATGTCTTTGTCATATATTTTTTGATTTTACCAAAGATACCAAACTTTTAACAAATTGAGTCTCGTATCATGTCCGCTTCCGCTTCTCGCCTTATAACCAGGCCGTCGAGTCCTTTATGCTCCCAAAGCCGTTTAGACTTTTCAATCTCTTCTGCTATCCCTTCATAATCTTTCTTTTCAATCAAATCAACAATCGCTCTCATTTCCTTTCTTGAATCGCCTATTAAACTTGCGCCTCTATTAAATACCATAGAAACTAAAGCGCCTTGAGTGTCCTCGTTAAGATTAACCATTTTAGGATAAATGCTCAACGCTAATTTGTAAAATCTTGGCACCGAACTTTTAACGAACACATCGTAAGCAATATTGTACGGGATACGAATATTTAACAAATCGCCCTTTAAACTCAACTTAGCTTTTTGTCCTTTAAATCCGATAACCGTTTTTAATGTTTTAACGTTTGCCTCGCTTAATGTAGTTCCCCAATCCTTTATGAATTGTTTTTCCGTGTTATAACCCAAATCATAACCCAAACCAATAGTAATTCCACTTTCGCCACCTGGCCATGTCGGTTTCTGCAATACTTTATCATAGTACGCTCGACCTCCCGCCTCGTGTTGAATAATAAAATCTATTGACTTTTTGTTAATCATTCTTATTGGTTAACTTATTTATTACAGTATCAGGGCTAAATATTAACCCAATTCCCAAACCGATTATAATTATTGCACCCGACCAATCAGCCTTTCCCATGTAAACGGAAGCCAAACCGCCACCGATTAAGATTAAGCCTACTAAAGTCGTTTTCCACGCTTTTACATTCTTCATATTAAAACTTTTTATAGTAACCAACCGAATAACCATTTGTCGAAGCCGAAATCGAAAATAAGCCGTTTTTAACCGTTTTAAATCCAAAGCCAACTCCTATGCCTAATTTATTATCAAATGCTCTTAAATCGCCTAAAAAACCGAAATAAAGTTCATTCTTAGCCTTTTGGTATATGTTGTTAGTTACAAATATCGTTTTTTCGTGTAAATCGGCTTTAAACTGCCTCCCCTTGATTGAATTTTCGCTTATTGTGTCAATTATGGTAAAATGCGAACTATCTATTGTAAAAGTGTCCGTAAATAGCTTAGTCGTTAAATAATCGCTAACTATTTTAATTGTATCGTGTATTGTCGTAGTATCAACCGCTAAAACTATAAAAGGGATTGAGTCCCCCTTAGTATATTTAGTAAAAGTTTTCTGTTGGTAAACCGTATCTAATTGCGTAATAACAATAGGATCATTTTTGCGGTAAGTCGATGTTCTAAAGAATAGAATAATAACTATCGCTATTAATATTGTAATAACGACGTCTTTCATTATTCTCTGTCTTGTTTATTCTGCAATGCTATTGCTAAAGCGTTTAAAGTTTGCTGAATATTGTCGAGTTTCTTGGCGATGTTATCCTCTTGCTTTTCTACCATGTTTACGCGCACCTCAAGTTCCTTAAGTTTTAAAGATACTTTCACATAGATACTAATTAAACCTATGATAATAGTTAAGGCCTGGCCCACCAAGAAAACGACAATATTACTCATTACGCTTCGTTTGAATCTTCCTTAGGTGCGCTTTCTTGAGCAACTTTACCTAAAAATTGAAAAATAGGGTTAGCGTACTTAGCAGGAATCTCTAATAAAAACGCTTCTAACTCCTTAATTTGTGCCTCGTTTAATTGTAACATAGTATTTATTTTTTACAAATATATAATTAATTAGTTGGAATTTGCCAAGGCAAAGGCAAAACAATTACGGGCGGGTTAATTATGTTCTCGATTTGTTGGTCCAAACCTAAGTCAATTGCCGCTACGTCTAACCCAGCGTCTAACCATGAGCAAACTTGCTCGTATGTCAAATCAGGATAAGCGGTAAAGTCCGTTGCGCTTGGAGTAGTACATGGCATTGTTCCGTATACTGATACGTTGATAGGTTCCCCGCCTACAAATTGCTCTGCGGTGCGAGTCCAATGTACTGTTATTACTACGTCGGTTAAGCCGTCCTCTTGAGGCTTTGTATCTAATTGATTAATTACCCAATTATAAGTTGTCATATTTATTTATTTTTAAGTTCGTCTATTTCCGCTTTTAATTCTTGAATTGCTTTAATTAATGGTGCTATTAATTCAGTATATGAAAAGCCATATTTACCATCTTCAACCCAAACACCCCCAAAATCAGGCGCTAATTCTTCTACATCTTGAGCAATAATACCATAATGCTTTTTTTCGGTATTTTCTCCTTTTTTCCAATTATAAGAAACAGGTTTTAATTTTATTACAAAATCTAAACCTAAATCAGTTGGAACGATATTTTTCTTTTCGTTTCTATCCGATGTATTAATAGAACCATTTTGAGCATATATAGCTATCCACCTATGCCCACTATCTCCAATATATCCGCCACCATCAGCAACAGGTAAAACCCTACATTGATTAGTGTTTCCGCCAAGTACAAAATTTGCTAAAGAAGAACCATCTGTTGTTCCTATTAATAATTGTCCTGCACCATTAATTCTAATTCTTTCATTTGAAGTAGTGCCATTACTGGTGTTAAATCTAATTTCTCCAGCTGTACTTGTTTCTACTGCTGTTAGATTCAAAATACCACTTGAATAATTTATAACACCGTACTGAGATGTTTGTAAAGTATTTCGTGAAACTCTTATACCATCAGTTAATAGATTTCCTGATGCACCTAATACCTCAAATTGTGCATTAGGAGTGCAATTTACCCCTAAATAACCCGCATTAGTAATACGAACTCTTTCATTAATTGTTGCAACATTACCTCCTGTTCCTGAACCTACTGTTGAGAATGTTATACTTCCACTATCTTGTCCTATTCCACTTCCTGAACCTGTATTTTTATAAATCCAATTAGAACCATTATGATATAGATTGTTAACAATTGCAATATTTGTACCTGATGATATTGATGAATATATTAATCCATAATTTCCTATATCTATTCCTGTATAACCACTTAATGCCCATTGAGGATTTGTTCCGATACCTACATTTCCATTTCCTAAAATTGTAAATCTTACATTATTTGCATAATCAGCTACTTTAAAAGAATAGTTTGTTCCCGAACCTGCTCCCATATATAAACCGTAGCCTGTAGAACTTGCATTATATATTTCGAAAACGGTTGTACCTGCTGAAGAGTAAGAACTTGTTGTTCTATATCTTCCGTTTACTTCTAAAGCAACAGTTGGATTTGTAGTACCAATTCCCATATTACCAGAAGTATTAATACGAACCGCCTCAGTATTATTTGTTTTAAATACTAAAGCCGTATTTGATTGTATTGCTCCAAATGTACTTGAACCCGCTTGTCGTAAATATATATAAGGACTATCGCTTGTTGTTGAATTACAAGTAATAGTTGCAGGACCACCTGTTGGAGTTTGAACTTCTAAATATGCTCCCGCGTCTTGAGTAGTTTTACCAATTAATACCGCACCCGTAGTATAATAAATATTACTTCCTGAAGTAGTCCATTGTGAACCGCTTACCGTCCACGAACGGTCTGCGCTTAAATCGTATGTCGTTCCGTTAATTGTTAATGTTCTTGCAGTTGGTACTTTATTATTAAAAGTATTCCAATCAGTTGAACTTAAATAACCGTTTGTACTTGTTGTAGCTTGACTTATTGTTAAAGTTCCTGAAGTATAAGATAAAGGCGCACCTACTGCAAAATTAGCGGTATCACTTGTTAACGCAATAGTACCTGAGTTATTAGGGAATGAATAAGTATGTCCTACATAAGTATTAAGGAAGTTTAAATTATTATATGCTCCATCGCTTAAATTAATTTGTATTCCACTATTGGTTGAACCTAACGTAGTATACCCCGCAGCACCGCCACCGCTATAAGTATTATCTAAAGAGACACCATTTCTGAATCTTGTTTGATATATACCATTAAATGTAGTAATTCCATTAAATATATTTACACCATCAAAAGTTTTATCCCCTGTAATTGTTTGCGTTGTAGCTATTGTTACATAACCGCTTAAAGAAGGAATGTCGCTCGTTAAAGCAATAGTTCCACTTGTTGCTGGGAATGTAAAAGAATAATCGCTTGTAGTACCCGCAAAAATTAATTCTTGGTATCTACCTAAGCTTAAATTTACTCTTAAGCCATTGCCACCACTTAACCCGCCTAATCCTATATAACCTAATGCAGAAGGACCCGATGAACTATTCTTTAATAAAATACCCGTATCTGCGTTTATTATTGAACTAAAAGTTTTAGCGCCTGTTATTGTTTCCGTACCCGCTAAATGCACCACTAAAGAATCATTTGCGGGAGTATAACCTAATACAGTTGCGATAGATTTATTCTCCCATAATGAAGTTGAACTATTGTAAAATAAACCATCGTTATTTGACGGAGTTTGAGCCGATACATTATGTAATTCGTCTAATTCGTAACCGTTTTGTATTTTAACCTCTACTACTCCTTGAGTTGGGTGCGACCTTACAACTATTCCTACATATACTAAATGATTAGGAGCATATTGTTTTGTTGATGTCCAAGCACCCGCAGTTGTTGAACTTAAATAAAGTTGAGTACCCGCCGAATAAGCTTGAGTATCTAAGTTGCTTAATCTACCAACAACCGTTACATATCCGTTATTGTTATTAGTTATATCTTCTCTTATAACCCCGTAAGTTTGAGCCGAAGTCATGTCGCTCGTAGCTATTGCCTTTGTTACCGTTGGTAAGTTACCATGTCCGCCGTTAATATAAACAACCGTTCCTTTAGTTAAAGTTGCGCCCGTTTCATTATATACTTCCGTGATTAAGTTTTGCGCTTCGGTTATTATTGTAGGAAATGTTACCAAAGTTCCGTCTCCCGCTACATATTGAGCCGATGTACCCGCAAATCCTATGTTAATAGTTCCGCTTGTAGTAATTGGGCTTCCTGTTATGCTTAAAGCGTCTCCGCTCTCAGTTATTGCCACGCTTGTTACACTTCCCGTTGATCCTGTCGCTCTTTGCCAAATACTCCCTGAGTAAATAACCTGGTCGCCATTAAAGAAAGTAATTGCACCCGCTCCGAAGTTGTGCGATGTTCCACCCGTTGCCGCTCCCTCTACTAAGTATACATCTCCCGCGTTACCCGTTCCGTTTACTAAATAAGGAGTGTTTGTTGCTACGTTCCAAGTACCTAAATACTCCATTACGGAGTTAGGCAATTGAGAAACTAATATTTTACCGTTAGTATCTAATTTTGGCACACCATTGGCAACGTTAAATCCCAACGAACTTAATACTCCGCTATCGCCAACGATAACGTCTTGTAGATTTCTAACTTTTGCTCCTCCTGTTATTTGTAACTGTTGACTCATAATAATTATTTTTATTGGAATAACCCCCTCACAAATTCATCGCTTTCTAACGCTCTTGGGAATGTTAATACACCCGTTGTTGAGTTCCACCCTACTTGCTCTCCTGTTGGGCTACTCGTTACAATTTGCCTTACATCGACACCGCCTCTTGATACATAAAGACAAGTTTTGCCTATCATATCGGACCAAGTAATTGTAGTTTCGCCACCCGATGCCGTGTATTGTTTGTTATAAACGCTTCCACCTGCTATGATTGTTCCGCTTGGGTTAATATTTGTTCCGTCGGTTGTGTATTCTCCGCTACCTTGTAAGCTAACCGAATAGGTTGCAATATCCTTCCAAGGCGCATTTATTTGAAAGTTGCTTAAGTTAGTTGTACCGCCTATTATTACTAAACCATCGGTTCCGTTATCAATAACAAACTTTACACTTATTGGAGTCCTATTCTTTTGTATATCTAAGAAATTCAAATAATTGAACCCGTTTAAAGTTACTAACCCGTCGCAGTTAATTGTCCAGGAAGCCACGTCGATTTTATATTCTTTATACCATGCCGAAGTTTGGCTTGTTACTTCTTTTTGCCCTATTTGTACGTTAAAAGTACAATTTGTAGAACACGCAAAGGGTATATCACGTCCTTCGGGGTAAGTTTCCGATGGTGCTTCGTGATAATAAAGCATAATATTTTTACCATTTACCTTGTCTGCCATATTGCAAATTTATATTTTATTAATTAACGGTAAAAATTGCATCTTTACTTGTGTAGTCAATTTTAGTATTAGAAACTTCTAATAAAGTAATATTACTTAAAGTATCATTTATTAAATCAAATTCACAGTTTCCCAAGCTATAATATCTACCCGTTAAAGTATTAGGACCCGTTGTTATATCGTCTATTTTAAACGAAGAGAATAAACTTAAATGAGTCTTTGTACTTGCTCCCGTTTTCTTGCTCATTAAAGACATTAAAGACCCCTCTACGTTAAGTTGGGCTTTAGATTGTATATAATAATAACCTTGAGCGGTTAAAGCTAATAAACTCGATTGAGCGTCTAAAAATGTTGTATCGCCTTGTCTATACCATGTATCGTAAATATAATGTCCAAAGCTATCAACGATAGCGCCTTTAATATTACTATCGCCGTATATGTTTATACCAACCGTCCCGTCAACCGTTTTTCTATTTTGAAAGTTCTCATTCTTTTGGAATGATATTAAATTATAAGAATATTGGTTTGAGAATGTTATCGCAAATTGGCTGAATTGAACGTTTGTTTGTGTTGGCTCTGCTAAGTAAGCTGAATTTTGAACATAAATACTAAAATAGTATTGCGCCGTTACGGGTATTGGAGCCGTTTCAACCGAGAAAGAATTTTCTTCTAATTCGGTAGTACTTCCCTTTACCTTGTAATAATTAGGGTTTGATCCGTCCATTATTTGCCATGTTTCATCGTCGGCAAAATAATAAGTAGTGCTACCATCAACAATTTCTAATCTTACTATACAAGCGGGTTTATCAGGTACTTCAGTACCAACAACCTTATAATTAAAAGATAAGTTTAATTTATCTCCTATAAAAACTCCTTGCGTTGATGTTGATTTCAAAGAAGCAAAAGACGAACCACTTGCCGTTACTGATAATTGATAATAGTTAGCAATATCCCCAACGGTAAAAGTAGCCGCACCCGTTCCACCTGTAGTCGTTAACCAACTCGTTGCGCTCCCAGCTGTTAATCTTCTTAAGAAACCGTTATCAATAACATTTACAGGGAACTCCGAACTCGCCTTAAAATATATTTGAGAGAAACCTTGTCTTAATATTTTAGCTTGAGTATTATCTATAAAATATAAATTATCGTCAAAGTTGAACGGCTTAATTGTATAGTTAATAGGCTCATAAGCAGCCGATACAAGGTCTCCTTCGTTATCATATTTACTTAAATAAATATTATCGGAGGCCATTTCATTTACGTTTGTAATATACCACTCCCCGTTTGCTTGGAATAGTTGACACCCCCAACCCGTTAATAATTGCTCTAAAATATCATAGCAAGAAATAAAATCACTATAATAATAATCGCTAATATCAGGAGTCGTAATTTGTTGGTCGTTAAACCAATTAGACGGCCACATATAAGATTGGCTCATTGGGTCGTTAGAAATATCATCATCCCTGTTATCCATTCCACCCGCGAAAGTCGAAGTAGCAATGTTTAAATTAAATCCTTGAGGATAATTTAATGCGTTTAAGCAGTTAGTTATAATTTCCCTAACTGTTTCTAATACGGTTGTGTATTGTTGAGTTGGAGTGTAAAATATTGTTTTTAACATCGCTAACCCGTCAATAATTGAAAAGCTGCATTCAACTCTACCCGTAGTGAAAGGGCTTGTCATTGCGTCGGCTAATATCCAACCTTGAAATACTAAGTTACCGCTATATGTTAACCTGGCATAATACCTAAATTGATCCTCGTTTGCAAAATCAATAAAGTCGTCTTGGTTATCCGTAATGTCTAAGTTTACGTTTAACTCACTTGCTAATATTGGTTCAAACTGATTATCGCTTGAAGCGTTAGCCTTAATTACGAAAGGACTCGTTGATACAGGGATTGTAATTATACTACCTGAGTAATCCTTTTCGTAAATATCTAATTGGTAAGTATTGCCATTCATTGAAACGGCCGTACTTCTATAATGTATGTTATATGCCATTATCTTCTAACATTTAAAGAGAAATTACTTCTTTGCATTGCTAAAACCAAATCATTACCTTTTAAGGTAAATTGACCGCCACCGCCGCCACCTGAACCACTCATTGCTCCTGCGTTAAACGTGCTATTCATCATGTTACCTAATTTGTTTAATGGCATGATAGCCTCGCTTTGTCCTCCTTCTCCTACCATTGCCATAGTTGGCTGAGAAACAATTCCACCTTCGGCAAATCCAAATATCTTACCAATGCCACCCAAAAGGCCACCGCCCATTCCACCACTTGCTCCACCCGCAGCGGCTCCCGCAGGATTAAGCATAGACATAATAGCTTGGAATATTAATGCCTGAGCAACCGCAGCTATTAATTGTTTAAGCAAGTCTTTAAACATATTGCTAAGCGCTTGTAAAGGACTTTCTCCTTTCTCCATTGCATCCCACATATTCATTAATCCACCTGTAACACTTTTACTTATTGTATCAGCGTAACTTTTTGCTGCTTTTTCAGCATCATCAAATTTCTTTTTATTATCCTTAAAGAAATTATCCATATCCTTTTTACCTAAAGCAAAACTTTTATCACTTTGCTTTTCTCCCGTTTCCCCCGTTAAGGCATTTAATAATACTTTATTTGAGCCTCCTTTTTCAACAGGATCAGCAATTACTTCAGGTTTTTGATTATCTATAAATTTACCAGCGGCTTTAATTCTATCCTCAAACTTAGTCATTTGCATTTCAGTTAATGGAGTCATTAACTCTGCAATTTTTGATTTTGCCTGTTCGTTATTAATACCGCCTAACTTTTTAATAAAATCTTCATAAATCTTAATTTTATTATCTAAGTTTTGTTGAGTACTTTCAAGATTATTTTTTAGTAAAGTATCTTCGGCCGCTAATGCTGAATTAAAAGCTTTTAAACCTTTAGTAAATTGGTCATCGGCACCAGCTTTTTCCCCTTTACTTGTTGCGCTATAATCTCCAGCTTTAAAAGCTTCTCCTGTTTTTTTATCTAATATGCTTTGTAATTTAGCTATTGCTTCTCCATAACCTTTTATGTCTTCTTTACTTTTGTTTAACCCGTCAGTCTTAGTTAATTTATCATAAGTATTAATGACCGCACTTCCTATTCCTCCTGAAGTAACAACTGATTTAAGTGCATCCCAAGTTTTAGTAACAATTGATAAATTTTTTACTTGTTCTTCGGAAGTACTAATTTGTGCTCTTAATTGTTTTGAATATTCTTCTCCAATTACTTTTACAATAGATTCTATTTCTGCTTTTCTAAGTAAGGCATTAGAAATTTTTCTTAATATTTCTTCTAAAATAGCTCCGTCTGTAATATCAGTTTTTTGTAATTCTATATTACCTTTATATTCTTCTTTAAGTTTCTTTAAAGCTGCTACTCTTGCTTCGGTACTTTGTGCCGTATCATTAATAACCGAAAGTAAAGCTTTATCTTTTACAATAGTTTCTTCTGCTGATTTTGCATTTTCGGCAAAACCGTCTCGCATAGATTTTTGAGCCTTCTCAAATTCCCCCGTTTGATTTACAAAATTCATTATATCATCGCCAAATGCAATAAATAATGAAGATACTGCGCCCAAAGCCAATCCTATACCAGCAGGACCCATTAAACCTGCTGCCATAGATTTTAAAGCGTTACCAGTTCCGCCGCTTTCTTTTTGTAGTCTTTGAAATGATTCTAATAAAGGGTTAAGGTTATTTGCAATACCAATAAACCCATAAGGCGCGTCCTGCGCAACTCTTGACAAGTTACTTAAAGTATTTGTTGCGTCTGAGGTTGGTTTTGCAGCTTTTTGTACAGCAGTAGAAAAGTTATTAACCGAATTTGTAGCCTGATTTAATCCCGCTTGTAAGTCTTGCGTATTGGCTCCTATATTAATTTGTAAATTCTCTTGTAACATTCTTTTTTTAGTTTACTCCATACAATTTTAATGTCCTCGTAAGTTCATCGTCGCTTAGCATAGTTTTCTCTTCCACTTTATCTGCATTATCAATGTCAGGCATAGGCCAAAACGATTGAATAGATTTAGGCGACTTTTCAGCCGTGCTACTTAGGTATATAATATAGGCCAGGTTTCGTGTCCTGGCCCATTCACTTAACTCTTTTTTTTCCTTTCCCATTACGATAATAGAAAAGTCCTTCCAAGTCATTTCCCAAAACTCGTTTGGTCTTATATCGCATTCAGCAGCTTTAACTAATACATCATCCCAATTTAGCTTTATTAGGCTTTTTTTTTTCTTCTTTGACAACTCCTTGAACCGTTGTTACGGTTGTTGAAATAATGTATTTAACATATTCCATGATTTGCCCTTCTACATTAAAAAGTCCACCTAATTCATCAATCCAATCACAAACATCAATCTCCGAATATTCAATATCTTGTTTGTTACTTATACAAGCTGATTTATAACCTATGTAAATCATCTTTACAAATAAGTTTAAATCGTATTGAGATTTGCTTAATAATTCAAAGTACTTATCAATCGTTAAATTGTTTTCAATGCAAAATTCTCGCATTGACCAAGTACCCCATTTTAAGTTTATTGTTTTGTCGTTTAATTTTAGTTGAAACATAGTTGTTATTGTTTTTTATTATGCAGTTACAGTTTGAGTTAATGGAGGTAAAGCTACTGTTAAAGTTGCACTGAACTTAACGTCTTCTTTATCCGCTGCAGTTACATCAAAAGAAGATATAAATACAGTACCGCTATAAACTACGTTACCACTTGCAGGGCTTGAAGGTCCCATCTTGATACCAAAGATAGTCTTAGCAATAAATGCAGCGTATAACTGATTGTAGCTATCCTTAGAAATTGTTCCTGTTTGGTCGATTGCGAAACCATCCGCTTTGATAGTTTGGTTATACGCAGGTCCAGGTTGGAATTGGTCGCCACATTTAGAAGTTGCGTCAATTACGTTCAATGATGAAGTAATATTGTTTGATGTAAGACAAGCAACAGGTTTGTATGTTGAGTCTCCGTCGATGTCTGCTAAAAGGATATAATCCCTTGCTGATACTTTAGTTTCTGCCATTTTATTAAATTTGAGTTATTGTTAAATTATATGTTATAAGCGTTCTAAAAACGTTATCTAAAGGGTTTAAGCCATCTAAGTTTCTTACACTTTCTACATACAAACTTGATGTTGTCCACCCCGTCGGTAATGTTATTTTAGTGTCCGAATTTATCTCACTTAATACTAAATTAGATATTGTTTCCGCACGTTTATACCCAAAGTTAGCATTTTTTGTTATAATGTCAACTATGATAACATTTGAGTTAGTATATCCGCTTTTTCCTTCTTCCTGGCTTGATGTTCTACCGTCAAGAACTATGTATTCGGTTAGGTCCGTATCGGGCGCCATACCGTCGTAAACGTTTAACCCTGTTGCCGAAGCTACATGAGTTATAAACCATTTTTTTATCTCTATATTAGGGTTAAGCATTTTTAATTATTTTTTCTATTCTTTGTATTAGTTTGGGTTTCTCGGCTTCAAACGCAGGTATTAAAAAAGGTTGAGGCCTTAGTCCTTTTCTTAATATACTTAACGCTATTGCGTAAGCTACCGACCTACTTTGTTTACCACTCGCTATCCCCTTTTTAAGTACCCATTCGGTCAAAGCTAAAACCATTTCTTTAAATTTTCCACCTGCTTTGCCTTTAAATTGAGAAGCGTAATCAGCATATCCGTTTGGAATACTAACCTTACCGCCCGTTCCAAATTCTACATAAGGCGCATATTTAGCAGCCGCTCCGACAATAAACATAAATTCGTTAGGCGACTTAGAAACCTCGTCCTTATAAATTGATCCTCTCAATGTGCCTAAGTTAGCAGGTGCCAATTTCTTAGCGTCCGCTTGTATCTTTAAAGACGAAGCCGCAACCTCATCTTTTATGTTAGTTTTAATATCGTTGCTTAATTTAGCAAATCGCTTATTAACGCTATCAATATTCATTATGTCTAATGTTATTGCAGCCATTATGCGTACATTTCAATTTCCCAAAATCTATGAGCATTGTCAACGTCCTTTATAGAATGTATCGTAAAGCGTTGTCCCTCTACTTCAAATTGGTAGTTATCGTTAATAGTTATATCCCAACGAATAAACATTTTAGCGTAACGGGTAAAAGATAATTGGCTTTCTTGCACCGCTCTATTTTGAGGTTGAGGCCTATAATCTCCCCATACGGTAGCTTGAAGCGTAAAGGTTGTTGTATATCCACCTTCGCCATCGCTTGTCCTTGTAGGCGCATAAACCCCTACTCTACGAGTCATAGAGTTAGCATCAACGTAATTGTCTTTATGTAGTCCTATTCTCATATTATAATATTGGCGATGTTCTTGTCCATCTTTGACAAACTCTCCAAGTTTTCTCACAAACTCCCATGTCGTCAACGTCCATTCCTCTATTCTCGTAACCGTAGTTAATTTGGTCCAAAATAGCTATTTTAATCTCTTTAGGTACGGTTGTCATTCCCGTAGTGTAAACCGCCGTTAAATTGGCCCAATCGGGCTTTTGTAGGTTAGGATATTGACCGCCTATTAATTTATAAACGTTACTTGTAATAGCGTTACCGTTTACGTCCGTAAGGCTCGTAAATGAAGTCATTGGACCAAAAGGAAGTTGGAAGTTACCAGCGCTATTAGTAAACCATAAGGTAATCGTTTTAGGAGTTATGCTTATGTTAGCAGCTTTCTCAACGGCTTGTCTTGATTGAGTTATTAATTCAGCGAATAAATCATCTTCAACGCTATTATCAACCCTACAATATTGCTTTGCTTCGGCTACCGTTACGGGCTCCGTAATTGTTCCTAAATCCGCTTGAGTGTAATCTATTATGAAATTATACATATTCCTTTTTTACAAATTTACAATATTATAAATAAAAAACCCCCACCTTTTAAAGTGAGGGTAATTTTATAAGTAAACGTAAGATTAAGAAACGTTTCCTAAGTCAGCGAAAATAGCTGAAGCAGGTTGCATTAAGTTTACATCTTCGTAACACTCGATACGAGCAGTAACCATGTTTTGTTGGAAGTTACTTGCGTTCTCATAAGAGAATTCAATAGCTAAACCTTCAACTTCAACACGCTCACAATAGTTGTTATCTAAGATAAGAACCTTGTCGTCAGCTACCCAAGAAGCAGCGATAACAGGCACACCCCAAATAGTGATACCACCGTTAGGATTAACAACAACTGAACCACTACCTGCGTAGTAACCTGCGTTGATTGTTTCTTTCAATAAACGACCCATTTGAGTTGGGCTAACAACCGCGAAAGAAGCTACATAGTTTGCAGTCTTTTGGTTACCGATGTAGTCAACTAATTGCTCTAAATCCACAGTTGCAGAAGTAGTAGTTGAACCTGTAGCAGCACCGCTAACAGTTGTATAGAAAGCAGCGTTCTCAGCTTTGTAGAAATCTCTAGTCAACATTCTTGGTAAAGTTGTACTCAAGAAAGGTAAAGATTTAGCCATTTGCTTAGAGAATGTAGAAAAACCTGCGATGTAATCGTTAACAACTTTTACTTCGCTTAATGCGTAGCTATTTTCTCCTTTGTTAGAACCTTCAGTTTGAGCAGCAATGTTGTTAGTTGTAGAAGTTTCCTTATAGAAAACATACAAGCCACTTGTTGAACGTACTGTAGGGATCAAATCACGGAAGTTTACCGCTTGACTTGGTAAGATAGCAGCGTTAGGAGCGTAAGAAGCTTGAGCGTCTCCTGTTAAAGAAGCTGATAAAGTCATAGACTTAACATCGCTTAAATCTAAACGGAATTTACCGCCAGACTTCATTTCTTTTTCCATAATATCCATGTTACCATCTAATTTTTCTAAGATAGCTTGGTCCATGAATTTTACTTCTTTAGAAGCAGCCTTCTTTTGAGCTGCGCTTTGTGCGTCGATTTGCTTTTGTGTTTCGTCCGCTAACACTTTGATTGAAGCCTTAACTTCATCGATTTGAGCATTAACGTCGGATTTAATTCCTTTTACGTTCTCTGCCATTTCATTAATTAAATGTTCCATTTTTTACTTTTTAAATAAATTATTAAATTGTGTAATCGCCTTTAGGACTTGTTCGTTATCTTCTTTCTTTTCTTCAACTATCGGCTCAACTGATACTTCGGGTTGAGTGATTTCTTTAATTACTTCGATTTCTAATAACTCGCTTTGAATCCTTTTTATTTCAATCTCTATAAGACTAAATGTTTCATCGGTAAATCTTCCACCTTTGAACGCTTTAATTAGTCTCTCGAGTCTATTGCCTAATTCAGTTTTTTTATCCTTTGCTTCCATTTCTCCTTTAAATCCTAACGTTGGAGTCTCAGGGTTAGCACCCCACAATACCGCGCTTCCTTCGTAAAGTTTTAACTCAGTAATTGTTCTTACTCCTTCTTTATCAACGTTTGATTTAATAGTGCTAAAACCAATTGAGTGTTGGTTAATTAAACCCGATTCGTACATTTTGATAATGTCTTCGCCCTTTTCAGTTTCTACTATTGGAGTGATTGCGATTAACATATCATTCTCAACGTATAATTGCTCAGGTTTACCGATAACATTATTCATGTCCGCGCAATGGTCCACCAAAGACCATATTAAGTTTTTACCACTTGGGCCTCTTTCAGCTAAAGTTTTTGTGAACGCTTCAGGAACGATAATGTCATTGTCTAAATCAATGTTACCACATCTTGCCCAAACCGCTTTAACTCTGCGTTGTTCGCAGTCAACATCCATGATGTTATATCCCACGTCTTGTTTCTCAACAAGTGTATTTTTTAATTGCATAGTGCTCATGTGAACAAAGTTATTATTTTTTTTATTATGATAGTGCTTCGGCTAATAATTGTCCTATTTCATATCCCGCTAAGTTTGTTAATAGTTGCCATATTATCCCCGCGTCTCCCATTGGAGGATTGTCTGCATACTTCATTAACTTACCGTTTGCGTCTCTTTGCGCTTCATATCCTAAAGTACAACGACAATTACAAACGTTACCCGCGTGAGCCGTTGAGTCTCCAGGATGTAACATATTATCGATATATTCTTTAGCAGTTACTACAAACTTTTGATCTATTGGTATTTTAACTCCGTCCATGTGTAAATGGTCATTAGCGTCGCGTGGTATTCGTCTTGTTCTATTATCCTTAGCCGCTATCCATTCTTTAACCGTAACCAAACCCGTTGACATTGCGCCAACCATTGAACCAACGTTAGCAGCTCTTGCCGTTTCCGTTCTCGCTATTAACGCTGCCCTGTAATCAGTTATTCCCGCCGTCTTTAATAATTGTATTATTTCGGTCGTTGTCAAGTTCTCTTCCTGCCCTTTTATTATAAACTTTCTTATTTGTTCCTTTGTAGTGTCGGTTATATCCGCTGCCAATTGATCCAATCCTTTTGTCTCTAAATACTTGATAATAACGTATGCGAATAGGTTTGTCTTAGCGCTTTTAATCTCTAATGGTGCGTAATGCCCTTTAGCGGTCTTTTTAACGCTATTCTCGGCAACTAACCCCATTTTGGTACCTAATGCTACATGAAGTTGTTTAATCGTCTTTTTAAGCGCTTTGTCGCTTATTGCGTTGTAGTCTTGGGTACGACAATATGTGTCGACCTGTTTTTGTAATTCTTTCTCAAACTTGGGCGAGTACTGTTTTAAGGCATTTGCATATAGCTTCCTATAATCTTGCCAAATCATTACTTAAGTGTTAAAAGGTAAAGCGTCTTTGCTATTAATTGAGCGATTTCGTCTATTTGATTTTGTACCCATGTATCCTGGTAAATAGTCTTTCTTTCTTTTTGTACGAATGCGTAAAGGTCCTTAAAGTACGCTTGAACCGCTTCGTTTGAAGTATAGTTTTGTAATGTACCTACTGAATAATTCTTAGGACGTCCGTATATTCCGCTCACGCTTTCAACTAAGCCGTCGTATAACTCAGCTATTTCGTCTTGGTATTTATCCAATGCTTTGTGCTCAGCATAACTTAACGTTTGATTATGCCAAACGATTGCTTGTTCTTTACTATCTAATAATTGACTTATAAATTCTACAAATTGCATGTTAAGGCTTTTTAGGAGTTGTTTCCGTTGGAATATCTAACGGTTGAAATTGGTCTAACGTTTGCAAGTTACTTGGAACATAAAGTTTCTCTAACTCTTCCATTGGTATATAATCAGGGTTTTTAATGCCCATAATTTCCATCTTTTGCGCAGGGCTTATCCACCACGCTTTATCTAACCAATCAACTTGCTCACTCTTATTCGCTTCTAATTCCTGGAATACTTGTATATCGTAACCGATGTAAAGGTTTGTATTTCTATAACCCCAATCGCTATGTAATTTCCTATTAAGGTTATCCGTGATAGCGTCTAATAAAGGAATAGCGCAACGTAAGGTTAAAGCCTTTTCGCCTTCTCTTTGGTTGTTGTATGTCTTATTCTCAGCGTCGTTTAATAATTGAGAAGGTACCCCGTAAATATTACAAAGGCTCTTCATGTCCCACTTCTCGCTCTCAATAATGTTTAATTCAACAGGACTTAAACCGATTTGTTTCCAATCCACTTTATAACCTGATACCGCAATTGAATTATAATTACTCGCTCCACCTTTCTCACTAATTGATTTCTTTAACGCTTGAGCTTGTTGCGTTCCACTTGTAGGGTCAAACCTATCATCGTTCATGAATAAAACTCCCGCAGGTCCACCGTTTTGGAATGAAGCAACCGAAGCCGTCTTAGCTTCGTTAGAACGGGTTAATGTTCTCGCTGCAGCCATTAAAGGGGATTGTCCGTAAAGTTCATTCCCTGTTACTGTCCAATAAGGGTTAAAGTATTTGTCGTGTAATATTTCCTTTGTGTCAAAGGTCCACAACTTACCATAGTATAACTGATAGCCAACACGGGTTGGAGGGAAGACCTCCACATTGGCGACAATTGCCATAAATTGAGCGGGTAGTGCATATAGTTCAAATGGTTTACCATCGTTAGGACCGCCTTCAATCATCTTAGCGTAAATGAAGGAGTTGCCCGTTAATAATTTAAATCCGCACCATTGCTCGATTAAATCACTCCAAGTGTCCTCTTCGTTAGGGTATTTAAGTAATTCGTTTAATCGTGCGTCTCCGTCGTATAGTTCAAATGCTTTCTTATGTAATTGCTTAACCTCGTTCCAATTTTCAATCTTATCTGGTTGCTTCATTAAAGATTTATATCTTTTAGCAGCCGTTTGGTCCACTACTCTATAAACATGGAAGGGAGCCAACTTCGCTTTATCGGTAATTAATTTAACGATTGAGTAAACGATGTCGTTTGATTGGTAACCGTCTCTTACATAGGCTTGGGCATTTTGCCCTTGCCATGTTACAATCCCTTGTTGAATTGCTACTTGAGCGCTTAACGGTATATTCGGAAAAACGGTATTTACTTTCTTTTTACTAAAGAAATCTAATAATCCCATATATGTACAATTTAGTCAAAGATAGTTATTATTACTAATAAACGCTTACAACAAATTTAGGAGTGTACTCAAATATCATTCTCATCGCCAAACAATCCGAAAAGTCGGGCGACCTACCTATTGCTGCTTTAACTTTATCCTTTGGTATTATTCCCTTTTTACCGTCGTTATCAACGGACTTTTGTTTGACCTGTTCTAACTCTTCAATAATCATTTGCTTAACCTTACCGTCTGCGTTTATATAAATCTTATTGTCGTTTATTAACTCGGCTAACTTATAATAACATTGACTCTTAAGGTTGTCGTAGTTTTCTTTCTGCTTAGTAATTGGGTTTTCTAATGGCGAACTATTATTGACAAAACCTTTGCACCTAAGTATATCGCAAACCCCACCGCCTACTCCGTCCTCATCGACTACTATATTTGATGTCGGGACCTGGTATTCTTGTTGGAATTTCTTTATGATGTCAGCCACCTCAACAACCGACTTACCATTGTACTGATAAAGTTTAACGCGCATTCCACTCCATACCCCAATAACAGTACTATCGTTACCAAAACGTGCAACGTCGCAAGAAATATAAGGTGTAGCGGAAGGTAAATAATCGCTATTAAAAACATCAAGTATCTTATCATAGTTTATAAGTTGAGCGGGGTCGTTTAAGTATTCCCAATTACCAAATAATAAACGTTCTTTACTTACCTTATCTAAGGTTAAAAGGTTCTCCTTATAGTGCTTAGATATGAACGGGTTGTCATCTATTAACGAACTTATGAATCGTTTATTGTGGGCTATTGTATTATCTTGTTGGGGTTTATAGAACTCCGAATATGTCCAATTCTTAGCAGGGTTGCAAGTGTAAAGTATTTTAGGCACTAAATCGTTTTGGTCCAACTGAAATCTTATCCTCGATTTAATAATGTTTCGCGCCTTGTCGTCCACCTGATTAGCCTCGTCAATAAATGCGTCCGTTATTTCCAATGATCCTAATTCATCAAAGTTTGGGTCGCTTGGGTATGAATAAAGGTCCTTTAGTAATATAGTTGAGCCATTAAAAAACTCTATCGTTGAGGATTGAGCGTTAAACTTATAGTGCTTACCCGCTTCGAGTCCTTGCATTTTAGCCACCTGAAAGAATGAAACTAAGGTTGTCTCCTTTAATGTTTTAAGGACCGCTCTACCTATTAAGCCTCTTGTATTAGGATATTTTAATCTTTGTTTAAGTTGCCAATAGCAACCGAGCGCCGTTTTGCCACCACCTGCGCCGCCTCCAAATAGTATTTCGCTTGTTGTTTTATCCTCGAGTAAATCGAGAGCAATAGTTTGTTTTATGGATAGTTCCATTATAGGCTTCCCGTATTTTGAACGTAAGTTTTCTTTTCTTCCCAAGTAATATTTATTCCACCGCTTACCTCAAGTTCGGTCGACTGTTTTGCTCTGCCTTCCAATCGGTCCATTACTTCTTGGTATGCTCTTATGTCGCCCTTAATAGCTTTATTAATCAATACCATGTCCAACTGCTCTGCTACCGTAAACTCTTCTTTCTCCCCTGTTATTGGGTTTGTTTTAGTTTGAACTAATTCTAATAATCTAAGTAAACGGGTTTTGCTATTAGGCACACCCTTCGGTCTTCCGTTTGGGTTTCTTACTTCTCCTTTTTGAGCAGGTATTAAATTTTGTTCGTTTGCCATAATCTCTAATCACTTTCTAATTAATTACAAAGATACACCACAATTCGGGCAAATAGCGCCTCCTTTAGTATTGTCTATCTTTTTAGGCTCATCAATGGTAGGAACTAAAAAATCAACATCAACTCCCCAATCGTCTAAATCTTCTAACTCCCAATTATCGTTAGCCAATGCGTCCATATCAAACTCGCCGTAATGAGTATTATCTATTATTAATAATTTCTTTTTCTTTTTCTCCGTTAAGTTGCTCATTATGATAACAGGCACCTCTTGAATACCTAACTCAATACAAGCGCGATACCTTTGATGTCCTCCAAGTATTACATTGTTTTCGTCTATGATTATAGGCTTAGCTTGAAGTAAATCAGGATCACTTTCAATTGATTTAACCAACTTGTTAAACTCTTCTTTACCTATTTTTCTTGGGTTGTTTGGGTTAGGCTTTATTTGTGATATTAACATATTATCGGTTTTTAGTTTCGGTTCTAATAGAATGTAATTGTACTTTTTCCGCTTTTAGTAAATCATTATAACCTAATGTTTTGCAGCATTTAAATTTATGATCCTTTAACTCGGATTGCCAAAGGTATTGCTCAATTACCCCGCATTTGCATTTATATAATCGTTTGCCGTAAGTGTCTTTCATTATCTGCCTTGTCCGATGTACGGTTTTGGTTTTGGAGTATGTTTATTGTAGGTCTTTTTTGCTTTCCCGCACTTTCTTTTTCCGAACGTCGTTTTGCCCGTTGTTAATTTTGCCATAATATTCGTTTATATAATCAGCTACAAAGTTAAAGGCTTCTTCTTTAGTTTTTCCATATACAAAGTGATTTATTTCTTCAATTACAAAAGAATAACCAAAAAGGCCGTTTATTACCTTAACTTCCTTTATTGTTTTGTATATGTTATTTGTATCGCTCAATTATTTCGTTTAATTCAGTCCTGGACCATTTCTTTATTAACCTATGTTGCATTTCTAACTCCATTACCTTACGTTCCCCAACCTTATCAATTAAATTCCTTCGGTAGCCTATTAAATGGAATTGGTCAAACCCATTACAACCTTTGCACTCCCCGTTTACGTTATATTCATCAAAGCGTAAAGATGAACTTCCCTTTACAGGAACGTAATGCCCTGCGTCCATTTGACTAACATCTTTCGTTTGTCCGCAACTAATACAAGTAAAATACCCATCTTGACTATCCCTTTGCCTAATATAAGCGTTAAATATCTTCTGCGCCTTAGCGGTTAATTTAGGAATAGTTATTAGTGGCATATTACAAAATTAGGTTATTTAACGACTCGAAAACATACGATTTTACCATTTACCTCAAATCTTTTCTTTTGTAGTGGGTTTAAACCGTTTCTTAAGGCATATTCATTAACTCCCGTTACTCGGACCGCATAAGCTATCGATTTAAACTCTGTAGCTTCCTTTGTCTCTATATCAATCATTTTTATAGGTCGGCTATTCTCTAAGCCTTTTACTTCGTTGCTCATATTTTTTTAATAAGTTGTATTGTTTCTCCTAAAGTGTATAAAAAACACGCTAAAGGAACGCTAATAAAAAAGAATTTTGCAAATTGTAATAATTTCATGTTCTTGGTTTGTATGTTCTCATTCCTAAGCCATTTTTTTGCGCCAATCGATAAACGTGCCTTTCGCTTAGATTAATCTTCTTACAAATGTCTAAAATTGTAGGATAGTTTACTTTATCGTTCCAAACTTTGGCTAATAGGTTTGAGTAAATGTTATTTAAGTTCAAATCCTCCCCGTTGTATTCTATTTCGGGATATTTCTTACAAATATGTTGGTATAATTTTTCGCTCATAGATTAAAAAAATACCCCCGCCGATTATATCGAAAACACCCCTGTTTTTAATAATTAATAATTGAGGCGAGGGTAATATTTTATTTTGTTTTTAGATAGTTAATCATTGCGTTACGATTATTTTCTTTGTCTACGTCTTGGCTTGTTCGGTTACTATCGCCCATCGCTTTAAATTGAGCGTGTGCCTCTTCTTTACCGTTCATGTAAGCCTGGTGCCTTTCTTCCCTGTATTTTTCTAACATTTCAAAGAATGTAGGCATATCCATACGGTCGTAAACTTTACCATATTTAAATTTTGTCATACCGTCCAAGAATAAAAGAATATCCTGTATAGCTAATTGATCCTGCTCCGCGTCGTCAATTATAGCATAAGCCAATTCCATTATTTGTTGAGGATTCATTCCAACCCTTAAATTAAAGTTGTTTAAGGTCCTTGTTATTTGAATACTTAATAACGCAGCTATTTTCTCATTCCCGTACATTTTATTTAATGCGGGTATTCTTTCGCTAACGGGTATTAATTCAATAACTTTCATGTGTAACGGCTCTCCTTTCTCTTTGTATCGACACATTTCATTATGTACCGCTCCCGTGCTACCACTCACGATTGCGTTTAGCAAAGGCTTCGTGTAACTGCTCGATGGTAACTTTTGGAGCGAGTTTTGGGTTGTTGTTGTTAATTCCATTTGATTCATTTTTTAATTGAAAAAATCCTTTCCAACCGTTAAAAATTGATTGCTTTATTATTTCTATTGCAATATTTTCTTTCCCGTCGGATAGTTTAGATAATTGGTTTAAAGTAGCCTGTAAAGTTATAGCAGACTTATAAGTAAAATTAAATTGTTCTTTCTTATATTCCAACCAATGTTCCCAATATTTTTTAAATTCATCACTTACAAACGGAAAAATAACTTCTTTATTTTCTTTTAGTTTACTTTCCTTTAATTTACTTTCTTTTACTTTACTTTCCTTTCCTTGCATTGCATCGGCATTGCATTTGCTATGCATTTGCATTGCATTTGCATCGTCGTTAACATTATCCCACCTTTTTTTAGCTGCTATTCTTGCTCGTTGAGTCTTTTCTATATAAGGTTGTAAATAATATAACTGTTTGATACTAAAGAAGTTATTTTCCTCATCTAAAGTAAATAAATCATAATTACCAATTACTGCTTTAACTTTTGGTTCGCTTGTTCCCATTTCGTCAGCTAATAAGTCAACATCACTTACAGGGTATTTATAATCTAATTGTTCCCTAAGAATTTCCAATAACTGAAAATAAATAGCATAACCTTCAAGGCCTAATTCTTTTTGTACTCTTTTGAGTTTCCTATCGTGCCTTGCATTGGCAAAATGAGGAAAATAAAACGCATCTTTTTTCATAAAATAAAAAAGGGATTTGGACCAGCAGGTAATGCGACTACCTGTCAATCCTCCTCCCTAAAAATTTTCTATTGATATGTCGCATATATCAAGACAAATATACTATTTATTAACCAATAACTCAAACTTATTTATAGCCTTAAATATTTCATAAGCTACTTGAGGAACTATTGCGTTTCCGTAGGCTTTGATTGACTCGTTTCGCCATTTAGGAAAGGTAATGCCGTCCAACCGTTTGGAAATCCCATCATCTCTTCGACAAAGTGAGGGTTGAGTTGGGAAGTTGTCCCATCCCCCAAATCCGCTGCTAAACGTGATTTCCCCTTTTGCGATGGACTGTTCTCTATCCCGTTCGCGTCCCTCGTTGTTGGAGTCGGTAACATTCCTATTACTTGAGTCGCTAGATTCGGCATTTTCGTTCCGTTTGCATACTTCTTCATTCTCTTTTGAAATGTTTCCAAATTCACTACGTCTTCCTTTGTTGACGGAGTAAGCAACAATCCAGGTTCTTTGTCTTTGGTGCGGAGCGTTGACGCTTGCAGCTGGAAGTATAAACGTTTGTACTTCGTAACCTTCAGCTTCCAAATTAGATTGCACCTCTTCGAAAACCAATCCCCCCGACCAACTAACAATCCCGAGAACGTTTTCGCCCACGACCCAACGTGGTTGGACTTCTCTAATTGTTCTAAGCATTTCGGGCCACAAATGGCGTTCATCTTCTTTTCCGAGTCGCTTTCCTGCCATTGAGTAGGGTTGACAAGGGAATCCTCCTGTAAGGACGTCAACTTTTCCGTTGTGAATAGAGAAATTTGTTTTAGTAATGTCATGATAAGGTTTTGAGTTAGGAAAATGGTGGGCTAAAACTTTTTGTCCGAAAGGGTTCCATTCGCAATGGAAAATATTTTCCCAACCTGCCCACTCGGCTGCTAAGTCAAAGCCACCTATTCCACTAAATAATGAAGCATGAGTTAACATAAGCTATAACTTGCGTAAGTTTTACCCGCCTTAGTTACATTCTTAGTAGCAATATTTACCCCTTCGTTTCTTAAATCAGCTATCCTTGCAGCTAACCTAAAGCACCCAAATTTATTTAATGCTTGTATTGGAGTAATTGATTTGCCTTTGCTTAAATGATCCTGGATTTGTTGTTTTTGTGTTTTCATAGTTGGTGTTTTTAATTTACTAAAAAGGAAGGTCAAAATCTTCGCTTTCTTGTTGGTTTACGGGCTTAAAATATTCTTTTTTCTCAAACTTGTACTCTTTACCTCGTCCGCAATATTCTTTCTTTTTTTTCTCGGCCCTATCCTCTTTGCTTTGATTGTTATAAACGGAATGTGTATTTCCTTTCTCGTCGGTTTCTTTTAGGTTATCGACTACGATGTTTGCAAAATGGCGAACTCCTGTTTTAGTTTGTACGGGTTGCCATTGAATTTTTTCTTTTTCTACGTTAATTACTATCATGTTTGTTAATTTTAAATTGTTCAATATTGTTTTCAGTTTGTTTGTCTTGTTCTAATTCGTCCAGGTCTAAGTCCTCCCAATCGCAATGCTCTTTACATTCAGGGCATAAGTCGGTAGGATCATTTGTTTCGCATCCGCAGCAAGTATTTATATACATGGTTTTAGTTTTAGCTGCCATACTCCTCAAATCGCTCGTTCCAATCATGCATTGGGATTGATTTAATTGTAGGCGGTTTAAAATATAATTTTACTTTATAGCCGTTATTTTTAGCGTGTTCGGTTAATAAGCCTTTGTAATATTGCCATTGGTCGTAATATTCTTGCTTACGAAAAGGGTGGGCGCTTTGATAAAGTGAGCGGTACATATCGCACTTATCAATTAATTTTTCTAATGTCATTATAAATGGTTTTTCTTTGTGGTAAATAATGCCGTAATAGCAGGGTTAAGTAATTCTTTGTTAAGTTTATGAAGTTCGCTTAATTCGGCTAAATTCTCGCATGAGTCAATAGCTAAAGTTAAGTCCACTACGTTTTTATGTTTCTTAACAAATGCAGGTAAAAACGGCGCCTTAAAATGAGGCTTTTCTTTTTCTCCCGCTGCGTCCGTGTCTTTATCGGTTACAATACCCAATGCCGAACTTAAAGCGTATCTACGATAATAAGTAATACCACTACCAAAACTTTGGTAATCATTCATACCCTTTAAAGTAGTCGTAGGAATAGGGCAAGTTCCCTCAATACATTCTCCGCTTTTTGCATGGAATATAACCGTTAGTAATCCTGTTTCGGTAAGTAATTGCGTAAACCCTAAGCCATGTTTTTTAAGTAATGGGTTAATTACTTCTAAGATTTGTGGTAAGTCAGCGTAAGTGTAACCGTAACCGTTTGTTCCCTTATGTATAACAGGGCACTCTTGCTGAAAATCCGCCAATGCCTTAAAAATGTTAATAAGGCTTTTTTGTTGTGATTCGTTCATAACGTTGGTTTTGTTTAAATAATAATTAAAATTAAAAGTATTTTGTGAATAAATCAAATAATTTGACATAATTTTTTAATCTCTTCCTGGTAGTCATTATCATATCGTAAACTTAATACCTCTTCAATAGTTTGACAAGCGTGTATTATGCTCGTATGATCCCGATGGAATATTCTACCAATTTCCTTTAATGTTAAGTCGGTTCGCTTCCTTAATAGGTAAATTGATATAAACCTTCCTTTTACATAACTTCTTACACGGCATTTCCCTTTGATTTGAGCGGGAGTTAATCCGTAAAAGTCGCATACGTCGTTAATTATTTGATTTGCGTGTTTTTGCTCGTTGTAAAGCAATTTGTTCATCGTTCTGCTTGGTGCGGTCCAATAACTCATGTTGTAGTTGTTTTATTTTGTTTCGTAAATGTTCGTTTTCTAATTCTAATATTTGTATTTCTCTTATTAATGAATGTTTATTATCGATATAACTCATAAGAAAATATTTATTGGTAAATGAAAAGAATCGGTTATTTCGTATAGTTCTAGAATCAACCTGTGATAGCTTTTAAGTATTCTCTTTTGCACTTCGTTCATTCTTGCTACCTTAATCAAAATGTCCTCTTCTTTAGACATTAATCTAAAGGGCTCGTCGTATGTTCCTTTGCGCCATAACGATAAATCTTTTTCAAACATATATTGGCGATGTTGAGCCTCTTTTAATAGTTCTAATAATACAGTTGCTCTTTTGTGTAACTTTAATTGTTTTCCTTGATAAATTAGCTTTTCCATAGTTTTTTAGGTTTTAAAGGTTATCGGCTAAGCAGCCAATTAATAAACAAATAGTAATAATAATTACCGCAGAGGTTAGACTTACACTGTCGTTAATGTAGTCTTTGTTGTCGTTTTTCCAACTCATAGTTTGTGTTTTTTGGTTTAGAACTCAAAGATATATCAACATTACTTATAAACAAAACTTTTACACAATTATTTTTTGTTAAATTTATGTTAAAGCCATAGGACCCTCGTAAACATTGAGTTATTAAAATAATATATATATGTAAAGTCTACTTATTTGTATAAAAAAACCCCTCGACGTAGAAACGTAAGGGGTTAAACCATTTGTCTATGAATTGCTTGAATCAGTACAAATCTAACTTAATATATTGATAAAACAAAAAACTCCTGGCTTTTTACACCAGGAG